AGTACCAGGGCGCGCCGGCGCCGCGCGAGGGCGGCATGTTCAAGCGGTCGTGGTTCGAGGTGGTCGGGGCGGCGCCGGCCGACGCGCGCCGCGTGCGCTACTGGGACAAGGCCGGCAGCACCGCCAGCGGAAGCGACTACACGGCGGGCGTGCTAATAGCACGCGATAGTGACGGCGTGTATTACGTCGAAAACGTGGTGCATGACCAGTACAGCGCACTGGAGCGCGAGCGCGTGATCCGGCAGACAGCCCAGATGGACGGGGTTGACGTGGCGGTATGGATGGAGCAAGAGCCGGGCAGCGGTGGCAAGGAAAGCGCGGAGAACTCCGTGCGCAACCTGGCGGGCTTCAACGTCCACACGGAAACGGTATCGGGTGACAAAGAAACCAGGGCTAGCCCGTTGGCGGCCCAGTGCGAGGCGCGCAACGTCAAGCTGGTGGCGGGAGCCTGGAATGCCAAGTACTTGGAGGAACTGACATCGTTCCCCAACGCCGCGCATGACGACATGGTTGATGGCAGTTCGGGGGCGTTTAACAAGCTGGCGGGCGATGCCGGGCCGCTGTTGCTGTGGGGTTGACGGGGTGGCAACGATCATGGCGAAGTTGACCAGGCGCGAACGTGAGGTTGTGATCCTATTGACCGAAGGTAAGCGGCAAACTGAGATCGCCAAGTTACTGTGCATTACGCCGCGCACCGTCTACCAGCACGTCACCAACGCTCGACTAAAGACCGCATCTTCCTCGACCTTCGACCTTGCCGTTAAGGCAATCATCGAAAAAAACAGTCAATACTAACAATAGAATTATCCATCACGCGCGCGTATGCTGGCGGCATGGCACAACTCATTTTTGACGGCCAAACGTTAAAATCCGTCCCGCTTGAGTCCTTGCCCGAATCGGCCTGGACCACCCACGGCGATACCGATGACACCGACCTGGAGAAGACCGCGGCGTCGGTCGCCTTCCTTAACCGCGCAATCGAGATCCGCGCCAACAGCCTGGTCGGTATGCCGTGGGAGATTACGCCCGTCGCTGATGACGCCGAAGCCGTCTGGACATCCGAAGATGAAGACGCCCCGCCGCAACTGAGTTTCCTTTCTAACCTGCCCATGCTGCTGTGGCAGACGGAGGCGAGTTGGTGTCTGAAGTCGCAGGCGTTCTGGCATCGCGAGCGCAACCGGGCGCGCACGCTCAATGTGCGCTGGCTTGACCCCAACAGCATGACGCCGCAGTGGGATGCGACGGCGGGGCTGGTGAGTTTTGAGCGCGCCTTGGCCAACGGGCAAAAGAAGACGTTCACGCCCGACGACATTGTCTACATCTGGCGCCAGGGCCTGCGTGAGACGACGCCGGCCATCCCGCCGGCACAGGCCGCCGCGCAGGCCGCCGGCGTGCTCTACAACGCCGATGCCTTTGCGGCCGGCTTCTTTGCGCGCGGCGCCATCAAAGCCACGCTGCTGACCGTCGACGGCAACCCCAGCGCGGCCGAAATGCAAAAGCTCGAAGCCTGGTGGAAACGCTTTTTTAGCGGCATCGCCGGCGCCTGGCAGACCGCGGCCGTGCGCATGGGCGTGACGCCCGTGACGATAGGCGAGGGCCTGGAGTCGCTAACGAATGAGACGCTGACCAACGCCAAGCGCGAAGACATCGCCACGGCCATCGGCGTGCCGCCATCGATGGTGATGGCCAATGCCGCCAACTACGCCACCGCGCAGCAGGATGAAAAGAATTACTACAACCTGACCATCATTCCCGACAGCCGGCTGATACAGCGCCAGATCAACCGCCAGTTGCTGGCGCCGATGGGTCTGCGCCTGACGTTCAAGCCGCAAGAACTGCCCTGCTTCCAAGAGGACGAAAACACGCGCTCGGTCGCCTTCAAGAACTACGTCGACGCTGGCATCAGTTTGGCCGTCGCCGCCGAAATGCTTGGGCTGTACCTGCCGGGCGGTATGCAGTATGCCGACCTGGAGCCGGATGATCCGGAGCCGGTGGCGCCCGTGGTGGTGATGGCGCCGCAAGCGCCGGCGCCGGCAGTGGAGCCGGACGCAGGCGACGAAGCCGCGGCCATCGAAGCTGGCCAGTTCAAACGCTGGCTGAAAAAGAAACCGGGGCGCGACGCCAGCAAGTTCCAGCACACCTACCTGACGGCTGAAGACACGGCGCAAATCATCGCCGAAGCCAACAAGGCGCGCATCCGCGCCACCCGCGACCACGCCGCCGCCATCGAAGCCGCGCTCAAAAAGCGCGCTGCGCTCGAAAAGCAGGCGACCGTCAACATCTGGGAAGGTTTTAAGGCGGCCTATAGCGACTTGCAGGAGAACGCCAACATGATCGCTTTCGAGCGGATGCTGCAAGACGACGAGGCGCTGGCGCTGCTGGCGCACGCCAACCAGTTGACGCGCGACGCCATTGCACGCGCAATTCTGGAAGGGGCGGATCTGGGGGTGACGGTGGCAGTCGACCAGTTGGGGCCGCTGGGCTTCGACTGGACGCTTGTCAACACGTCGGCGCGCGACTGGGCTATGCAGCACAGCGCAGAACTGATCAAGGGTATCGAGGACACGACGCAGGCGGGCATACGCGGGAGCGTGGCCAGGTGGATCGAAAATGGCGAGCCGCTTGAGGCGCTGATCCAGGACCTGGAAATGTACTACGCGCGCGACCGGGCTGAACTGATTGCGATCACGGAAGTGACCAACGCGTTCGCTGAGGCCAACATGATTGCCTACCAGCAATCAGGCGTCTGCCAGGGCAGCACCTGGCACACGGGCAACGATGAGAAGGTTTGCAAAATCTGCGGGCCGCTCAACGGGCAGAAGCGCAAATTTGGTGAGGAGTTCGCGCCGGGGATCTTGAAGCCCGCCGCGCATCCGCGCTGTAGGTGCACTGTATCGGGGTGGCTATCCTGATGGCGACGAACATTCAGATCAAGGGCGTGGCTGAACTCATGGACAAGCTCGGGCGGCTTGAGGCGATTGACATTCTGGAGCCGCCGATGAATCGCGCCGTGCTGCGCATACACGACAGGATGTTTCCCTATCCGCCACCGCCGCCGCGCAGCACCTATGTGCGCAAGGTATCCGGCGGGCTGCAAGGCAAGTGGACGACGAAGGTCACCAAGCTGCCAGATGGTGTCGAGGGGCGCGTGGGCAACGTCACCGTCTACGGTCCTTTGGTTCAATCTAAACAGTTTCAAACCAGGACTCACAAGCGCACGGGTTGGCAGACGGACGTACAGGTGATGGACGAAGAGTCGCCGGCCATCATCCATGATTTTGAGAAGGCGATTGACGAGGCCATGAAATGAACGACGAAACCACTACCGACGCCACCAAGGTGGGCGCGCGCAACGCTGCATCCGACAAGGCGCGCATTCGCACGATCCGCGAACACGCCGCCGCCATCCACGACACGACGCTGGAAATGGAGCCGGACGCCGATGAGAGCAAGAGCCTGGTCGCCTTTGGCGGAACCATCAAGGCTTTGGGCGACGGCAAAGTGGGCGGCTACCTGGTCAAGTTCACGAGCGCGGCGCAACCCGATTTGGTCGGAGATTTCTTCGACGCCCATACGGACTATGATATTGAGCCGGGCAGCAAGGCGCGCATCTACTACAACCACGGCTTCGATCCCGTGCTCAAGAAGCGCAAGATCGGGTCCGGCACCATGACGATCGACGACGTAGGCGTCTGGCTGGAAGCGCAGCTATCCATGCGCGACGACTACGAGAAAGCCATCTACAGCCTGGCGGAAGCCGGCAAGCTCGGCTGGTCGTCCGGCAGCCTGCCCAACCTGGTCGAATACGAGCCCGTGGGCAAGGCGCGCTACATCAAGTCGTGGCCACTGGGCTTGGATGCGTCGCTCACCCCGACGCCGGCGGCCGGGCTGATCGCCACGGCGGTGCAGCCGCTCAAGACGTGGGCGGAGGCGACCGCCAACCTACGATTGGAACCGGCGCAAGCCGAACCGATACCGGCAGACCCACAGACGCAAGCGCCAGAGGCGGCCCGATCAGCCGCGGCGCCCGTGACGGAAAGCCAAACCGCTTTGAAAACTGTATCTACGGAGGATCACATGAGTGATGAAAATCAGGGGACACCCCCTATCGACTATGACAAGTTGGCGACCGCCATCGTAGCGGCGCAGAAAGACGCGGCGCCCGCTACCAACGCGGCCGGCTACGTGGTTGTCACCGAAGACGAGGCCGACCGGGCCGCCAAGGGCAACCCGTTCAAGTCGCTCGGCGAGCAAC